AAACTGCTTCTTATGTTGCCCACAGAATGATTAAGTCAGTCTCTGAATTAATCGCTATGGGTTATGACGCTGAAGAAATAGAAGAGTTCGCAGGTTATGGTGGTAGCTCATTAGACCCAGAAAGCTACGAAGAAGAACAAGCAAGAAATCCGTTTGACAACATGGTATATCCAGACAGAAACGATGCTGGCGGTAAAGACGTTTACTATGTAGAACATTATTTATATTACGACTTTGACGGTGATGGTATTGATGAACGAATCAGAGTATGTACTGCTGGTGATGGACTTCATGTTTTAAATGTAGAACCATGGGATGAATTACCAATATGTATGTTCTGTCCAGACCCAGAGCCGCATACAGCAATAGGTTCATGTCCAGCTGATTATCTAAAACCAATTCAGGCTGCTAAATCACAAATTATGCGTGATACTTTAGATTCACTAGGTCATTCAATCTTCCCAAGAATGGGTATTGTTGAAGGTCAAGTAAATGTAGATGACGTATTAAATACTGATATCGGTCAACCAATTAGAATGAGAGCGCCAGGAATGGTACAACCATTTGCAGTACCTTTTGTTGGTAAAGAAGCTTTCCCAGTTCTAGGATATTTAGATGAATCTAAAGAAAACAGAACAGGCGTATCTAAAGCAAGCGCAGGATTAAACGCAGAAGCTTTACAATCTACAACTTCCGCAGCTGTAACTGCTACTATGAGCGGTGCGCAAGGCAGAGTAGAACTAATATGCAGACATTTTGCTGAAGGTGGCCTAAAAGCCATGTTTAAAACAGTAAATAACTTGGTAATTAAGCATCAAAATGCACAAGATGTCTTTAGATTAAACGGTAAATTCGTACCTGTAGATCCAAGATATTGGGATTCAGATAAAGATATGGTAGTAAATGTAGCTATATCTAAGTCATCCGACCAAGAAAAGTTCCAAGTTTTAACACAAGTTGCAGGAAAACAAGAACAAATACTGCAATTATTAGGCCCACAGAATCCATTGGTATCAATGCAACAATATGCTAATACTTTGACTAGAATGATTGAGTTAGCTGGTTTCCAAGACGCACAATCGTTTATAAATACAGAAGTACCGCCTATGCCACCAATGCCACAAGAGCCACCACAGCCAGACCCAGCTGCTTTATTAGCACAGGCTGAAGCTCAGAAAGCACAGGTACAAGCACAGAAAGCTATCATTGATGCAGAAACCGATAGAATGAAAATTATCATGGATGATGATAGACAAAGAGATATCGAAGAAGCACAACTTAGAGTTAAAGCTTTAGAGTTGCAAGCTAAGTATGGTGCGCAAATTAACATTGCAGAAATAAATGCTATTATGGAGCGAGATAGAGAAAATATTAGACAAAATGCAAAAGATCAAGCTCAAGGATTATTTACAGGCAATGCACCACCAACACAAAATATTTAATTTAGAAGTATTAGAAGGCGATATGGTTTACGTTGGCAAAGAAATAAAAGCAAAAACCAAAGATGATGCATTAAGAATTATGTCGCTTATGTCTGGTGGTGAAGTTAATTCAGATTCAGAAATTATATTTATTGAAGAGAAGGAGTTACACTAATGAAATACATAAGAAAGTTTTGGGTATGGTTAAAAGAAACCATGCATAAGTTTTTAAACTGGTTAGATGCTTTTATGACACCAGCACCAGTTGTTAAAAAAAGAGGTAGACCAAGGAAGAAAAAATAATGAGTATTACATATAGAGGCGAAAGATTTAGCGGTTATAACAAACCAAAACGAACACCAGGCAAATCTAAAAAGTTTGCTGTTCTAGCTAAGAAAGGCGATAAAGTAAAACTTGTTAGATTTGGCGATCCTAAGATGACAATCAAAAAAGACCAACCAGCTAGAAGAAAATCTTTTCGTGCTAGACATAAATGTGATACCAGCCCACCTGATAAATTATCAGCAAGATATTGGAGCTGTAAAAAATGGTAGGTAAAACTAAAAAAAAGAAAGGACCAGTTCCAACAAACCCAGCCTTATACGCAAGCGTGAAAGCAGCTGCTAAAAGAAAGTTTGATGTATACCCTAGTGCTTATGCTAACGCATGGTTAGTTAGAGAATACAAAAAGAAAGGCGGCGGATATAGAAATGCCTAGAGATACTGACGGCCTAACTAAATGGTTTGAAGAAAACTGGGTTGATATTGGTGCGCCTAAGAAAAAAGGCAAATATCAAAAATGCGGTAGAAAGTCTGCTAAAGGATCTAAAAGAAAATATCCTAAATGTGTACCAGCATCTAAAGCTGCATCAATGACTGCCGCACAAAAGAAAAGTGCAGTCACAAGAAAAAGAGCAAAGAAACAAGGTGTAGGTGGTAAACCTACTAATGTAAAAACTATTCTTAAAAAGAAATGAGGTTATTAAAAGATTTACTAACTAACTTTTTAGAATGGTCTTTTGAGAGAAAAGCTAATAAAATGTTTTTAAAAGCACAAAAAGGAGAATAACTATGCCAATGGTAGGAAAAAAGAAATACTCATACACTAAAGCTGGTATGAAGAAAGCTAAAGCAGCTGCAAAGAAAGCTGGTAAAAAAGTAACATACAAAAAGAAAAAATAATGCCTTACAGTAAATACTCACCAAAACAAAAGAAATTAGCTGCGGTAGCCAAACCACGAAAAAAGATTACTGCTGCTGATTTTAAAAAATTACAAAAGAAAAAGAAAAAGTGAAACCACAATCTGCCAAGGCTAAAGGCAGAGCTTTACAACAATGGGTTGTAGATAAGCTCGTTGAGTTACTTGGTTTCGATCCTGAAGATTTAGAATCAAGACCCATGGGTTCTAATGGTGAAGATATTATTATGGGTGTCCAATCAAGAAAACAATTCCCTTACTCAGTAGAGTGCAAAAACCAAGAATCAGTTAATGTATGGAAAGCATACGAACAATCACAAGAAAACTGTAAAGCTTACGAACCTTTGGTTATAATAAAGAGAAACAGAACAAAGCCTCTCGCACTAGTTGATGCTGAATACTTTATAAGGTTACACAATGATAGACAAGCTAATACAACCAGTAACAAAGATTCTTGATAAGTTCATACCAGACGCAGATGTAAAACAACAAATTGCACATGAACTTGCAACTATGTCTGAAAAGCATATTCACGAAATTGCTAAAGCACAAATAGAAGTAAATAAAGAAGAAGCTAAAGGTAATTGGTTTCAATCATCTTGGCGGCCAGCTACAGCATGGATTTGTGTTTGTGGTTTTGCAGTAAACTTTTTAATTAGTCCATTAGCTGCACCTTTTGGTATTGATATACCACAAGCAGATACATCTACTATGTTGCCTGTTTTAATGGGTATGTTAGGATTAGGTGGTATGAGAAGTTATGAAAAAACCAAAGGATTAACAAAATGAGTTGGGAGAATTTCAGGATAGAAGAGTTCGCTTGTAAGCATTGTGGTGAAAATAAGATTGAACACGAACTAATAGATAAGTTACAATTACTCAGAAGCGATGTAGGCTTTCCATTTAAAATAACAAGTGGATACAGATGTGCAGATCATCCGATAGAAAAAGTCAAATCTGAACCAGGCACGCACGCATTAGGAATAGCTGCTGATATATTACTCAGAGGCGAACAAGCATTACAAGTAATATCAAAAGCAACTGATTATGGATTTACAGGCATAGGAATTAACCAAAAAGGCAATGCAAGATTTATACACTTGGACATCTCAAAAGACTCACAAGGTAGGCCGCGCCCTCATGTGTGGAGCTACTAAATGGAAATAAGCTCTATCTTATTGTGGAATATTATAATGACTTTGGTATTTGGTCCTATCATCTATAGCATCCGCTCTAACGCGACAGAGGTCAAAAGAGTTGATATACTACTCAATAAGACAAGAGAAGAAGTTGCTATTCGATTCGTTACCAAAGAAGAATTGATAATGAATATGGATAGGGTTATAGAGCGTATAGATAAACTAGACGCTAAAATAGATAAACTAATTACACAATAATATGGCGATAAAATTAGAAGATCCAAAAGAATATATAGCAGCATTGGGCGATATGAGTTCATTATTAGGCGGTAACTTAGGTTTAGGTTCTGCTAATATAGCTAACTTAAACAATGTTGGTCGAGGCAGAGGTTCTTTTCTTGGTAATATAGCAAACATATTGAAACAACAACAAGCACCTATATTAGGACCAGATGATTTTGGTAGTTATGTAATACCAGCTTCAGACCCAACATATTCAAGTGGTTTTGACTATGCGCGTTCTATAGCAGGTGGTATACCAATGTCACAAGTTATTGCACCAGGCGTAAGTTATTCTCCAGAACAACCAATGGGTTATACACAAGAACAATTAAACATACCTAGAGATGTGGAAAAACTTACACCTCCTCGTTTTATAGACCGTGAAACTGGTAGAGATAGATTTTCTATAAATAGGTTGCCAGGTGATTTGCCAAATTTTGCAAAACTAGGAATAGATTTTGTGCCTGGGCCTGAAGGTGCAAAACCTGGAATATTGGGAAATATTGATTTTGCAAATTTACCTCAAAAGGGGTTTTTTAGTTTTGACCCAGAAAACTTTAAAATGTTACAAAATATGGGTGGAGCTTTTGATTTTGACCAAGATGCTATAGAAAAAATAGTACAAGAGCGAATAGCTGAAAGCAAAAAAATTCAAGAAACCAAACCTGATATGCCAACCTTTATACCAGAAGTTCCTACAGGTAGGGATTTCTCTATAGATAGAGAAATTTTAGAAAGACCTATGATATCTGGTTTAGAGAACAAAGATTTAATGGATGTTGATTCTTTGATTACAGGAGTTCCAACAGGTAGAGGTTTTTCTGTTGATAGAGAACCAATCCCTTTACAAGACTTTGGTTATGGTCCAGGTATTATGCCTCCAACACCACCAATGGATATTAATAAATTAATACCACCAGTGGACTTACCTCCAATAAATATAACTGACTTACCTCCAGTAGATTTGCCACCAATAAATATACCTCCAAGGATTCCACTAGACTTACCTATTGTAAGACCTCCAACAATAATGGATGAATTAACAGGTGGTAAATTTTCTATAAATCAACAACGACCAATGGGATTATTTTAATGTCAGTATCACACGAAGAAGTAGTTAAAGCAGCACAAGCGGAACAAATATTAACCTCAGAAGTTTTTAAAGAAGCAGTAGAAAATCTTAAAAACGAATATATAACTCATTGGTTAAACTCAAGAGATATCTCAGATGTTACTGCTAGAGAAGATATCCATAGATCATTATTACTATTACCAGAGGTTGAAAGACATCTGCGTATAATTGCAGAGAAAGGTAAGCTAACAAAAGCTAATATAAACAAAATTAGAAAAATCGGCTAAAACTTTTCTTTTCCCACATTATTAGGCTAAAATACCCTTAAATACATTAAGGAGTATTTATATGAGCAATAACGGAAAACCGACTGCTTTACAAACTGATAAAGAAGTTGCTGCTTCTATGTTTGAAAGTTTCTTAACCCCTGAAGAGGAAAAGGTTGAGGATGCAGTCACAGAAACAGAAGAAGTAGTTGAAGAAGAAGTCCTTGAAGAAGAACTTGAGTCATCTGAAGATATTGAAGAAGATGATGAAGAGTATGACGATGAGGATGAAGAACTGGATGAAGAACAAACCAATGTTGAAGAGGAAGCCTTGCAACCTCAGACATTTACAGTAAAAGTAGATGGTCAAGAAGTTGAGGTGACGCAAGATGAACTTATCAACGGATATTCTCGTCAGCAAGATTATACGCGTAAAACACAAGAACTCTCTCAACAGCGTAAGACTATTGAGCAGCAGCAAGCAGAGTTAGCGCAAAGAGATGCGATTTATTCGCAGTTGTTACCGAAGATGGAAGCCCAATTAAAGGGCGAACTGGCTAACGAACCAGATTGGAACGCTTTGTATGAAGATGATCCTGTTGGTTATGTTCGCGAAAAACAACTTTGGGATGAAAAGAAAGAAAAGCTTAGTGCTGTAAGTGCTGAACAACAAAGACTTCAACAAGAAGCCTTGGTTAAACAGCAACAACAGATTGCACAATTTGTTGAATACGGTAATCAAAAGCTTCTTGAAATAATCCCTGAGTGGCAAAACCCTGAGGTTGCTACAAAAGAAAAGTTGGCTATTAGCGAATATGCCGTGAATACTTTAGGTTATACACCTGAGGAAATTCAACAGGTTTATGATTATCGTGCTTTGCTTGGTTTAAGAAATGCTTGGTTAAACTCTAAAACAGTTGAAGCCACAAAGAAAAAACCAACGCAAAAAGCACCAGCAAGAGTGGCTAGACCTGGTACGACTAACCGACCAAAATCGGCAGCTCCTGTGAAGAAAGCAAAACAAAGGTTGGCCAAAACTGGAAAAATTCAGGATGCGGCTAAAGTATTTGAACAATTAATTTAATAGGAATATAAAATGGCTAAAGTAACTAACGCTTTTGACACATATACGGCTACTGCTGACAGAGAAGATTTAAGTAATATTATTTACAACATCTCTCCAATGCAAACTCCGTTTATGTCATCAATTGGTAAACGAAATATTAAAAACGTAGTGTTTGATTGGCAAACAGAATCATTACCTACTCCAAGTGCGAGTGGTCAGCTAGAAGGTTTTGAACTTTCAAGAGCTGCTGCTACAGCTACAACAAGAGTAAGTAATGTTGCAATGATCTCATCAAGAGATGCAACTGTAACTGGCTCACAAGACGCTTCAGACCCAGCTGGTAAGAGATCAGAAATGGCTCACCAACTAGCTATTATGGCTAAAGCTCTTAAAAGAGACATGGAAGAAGCTCTATGTAAAAATGGTGCTAAAACAACTGGTGACGCTACAACAGCTAGGGTAACTGGTGGTTTTGAATCATGGATTACATCTAACGATTCAAGAGGTACTTCTGGTGCTTCTACTGGTGGCGGTGCTGCTCCAACAGACGGTACTCAAAGAGCTTTAACTGAAGATCTACTTAAAGATGTTTTACAACTTGCTTTCACAAATGGCGGCGAGCCATCAATGGCAATTTGTGGACCACATAACAAACAAGTTATTTCTGGTTTCACAGGTAGAACTCAAGCTAGACAAATGATCGATGCTAATACTGTAGAAGCTTCAGTATCAGTCTACTCATCTGACTTTGGTGAACTAAAAATCGTTCCATCAAACAGATCAAGAGAAAGATCATTACTATTAGTAGATCCAGAGTTTGCAAAAGTGTCATACTTAAGAGACTTTAAAACTGTTGATATCGCTACTATTGGTGATGCTGAAACAAAAATGATTGTTGTTGAGTATGGGTTAGAAGTATCTAACGAAGCTGCTCACGGAGTCGTTGCTGATTTATCAACATCATAATATTGATATATAGCTTAAAGGGATGTTTCGGCATCCCTTTTTTTTGTGCTAAAATCTCTACATGGCAAAAACTACATTAATAGATCATAAAAAAGGTTTGCAATCTATTTTTGCAACCGAAGATGAGAAAGTTGTTTATCAAACAAAACAAGATATACAACCTACTTTAGATTATGTAAAACACCTGTCTGAACATACACCAGGTAAAGATTTTCGTCATGTAGCAGAAATACCCATGGTAATATACCAAAAAGCTTTAAGAGAAGGTTGGGCTAAAGATTCTGCACAATGGAAGAAATGGTTAAACCATTCTGATAACAAACCCTTTAGGACATGGAAAGGTAAAGTATGACATACGATGAATTAAAAACTAATATTGCAAATTTCTTAAACAGGTCAGATTTAACAGACCAGTTAGACTTTTTTATTGATGCAACAGAAGGTGAATTTAACAGAAGATTAAGAACTAAAGACATGATTAAACGTGCTACTGCTACAGCAGATGCACAATATATGTCATTACCAACAGATTGGTTAGAAGCTATCAATGTAGAAATTACATCAAACGATTTTAGACCGTTATTTCAACAGTCCATTGAATCACTAGATGTCTATAGAAAAGCTAATAACAACGTAACTGGTCAACCTATTTATTATGCGATTGTAGATAATTCATTAGAGTTAGCACCTACCCCTGACACAAGTTATACGCTACAATTAACATACTATGGCACTATTGATGCTTTAAGCAGTTCTAATACAACGAACTTTATATCCACAGGATATCCAGATGCTTACTTATATGGTGCTTTAAAACACGCTTCTATCTATTTAATGGAAGATGAAAGAGTGCCGTTGTTTACAGCACAATTTGAGAAAGCATTAGAAGAGATGAGAATGGAACAAGAGAAAGCAGAATTTGGTAAAGGTTCTCTAATGCAAAGAAGAAGAACTTATGGCAAATCTGGTAAAAAGATTTATTATTGGAATAATAATTAGGAGATAAAATGGCTGGATTTAGTGATTATTTAGAAGATAAAGTATTAGACCATGTATTTGGTGGTAATGCTTATACAGCACCATCAACATTATATGTTGCTTTATATACTGTAGCACCAGATGACACAGGCGGTGGTACAGAAGTATCAGGCGGAGCTTATGCAAGACAGACTGGTACATTTACAGTATCTGGTACTGATCCTACCACAGCAACAAACTCAGCAGCTATTGAATACCCAACAGCTACAGCAGATTATGGAACTGTAGTTGCAGTTGGTATTTTGGATGCTTCATCAGCTGGTAATCTTTTAGCTTACGCAAACCTAACAACATCTAAAACTGTAAGCACAGGTGATGTATTCAGATTTGATGCTGGAGATTTAGATATAACATTAGCGTAATATCATGGCCTCAGTAGGCTATGGTCTATATACATACGGGAAGTCCAACTATGGAACTCCCGTTTATCATTTTGGTGCTGCAACAATACAAGCATCATCAGGCTTTACAGCTGAATCATCGGTACAAAAACTAGCTAGTGCAACATCTGCACAAACTTCTGATTTTAATGCAGTAGGGCATAAAATTAATTTAGGAGCAGCAACATCTGCTGCAACATCAGGATTTACTTCAGTTGGTCATAAGATAAATCTTGGTGCATCAACCATAGCAGCAGTTTCTTCTGCAACAGCAATAGGTAGACAAATAGACCGTGGACAAGCGGTTATTAGTGCGGTATCTAGTGCTACAGCTACTGGTAGACAGATTGATAGAGGTAGCGCAACCATATCAGCAACATCTGGATTTACAGCAGTAGGTACACAAATAGATTTAGGATCTGCAACTATAACAGCTACATCTAGTGTAACCGCAGTACCAACTAAATTAATACCAGGTGCATCAACAATAGCTGCAACAAGCAGTATGACTGCTACAGGTACACAAATAGATAAAGCTTTAGCGACTATTGCAGTTGTATCAGGATTTACAGCTACTGGTAGATTTACTATTGCTGCTTCAGCTACATTAGCTGGTGTAAGCGGTTTTAATGCAGACGGTAGACAGATAGACAGAGGTGCATCTGTAATTGCACAAACAAGTGGATTTAATGCAATTGGTAGTCTAAAATGGGAAGATATAATTGTTCCTGATGAAACATGGACAGAACAAGATATAATAGCCGATACCTGGACAAACCAAGCGAATCCAGATACATCATGGACAAATTTACAAACAAGTA